CCGCAGAGCCGGGATGAAAACCCCGGCTTTTTGTTTATCCGCAGGCCGGGATCGTAATTGACCCGGCCTTTTTGTTATCCCCGTGAGGTGGCCGTGGAATCACTCTCCGAAATCTCCCGATTGATGAAACAGATTCCCACGGGAGAGACGGCGTGCTATCGGGACTTTCCGATGCCGTCAAGTGTCCAGCCCGGGGGATGCCTCGACATAGACGAACTCGAACACGGAGCAGCAATATCGTTTCCCCATCCTGTCAAAGCGACTCGTTTATCGTCGGCTCAGGCGCACGCTCAGACAATCAGAATCTTGGCACAACAGAGCGGAACGTGTGCATTGTGTGGTGGCATGGAGGACTGGCGAGGGTGGCAGCGCGACCACATCAAAACCAGAGGACAGGGCGGGACTGATGAAGACAGCAATATCAGGGTTGTATGTGCCAGATGTCATTTCGGGCGGCACGGCGTAACTGAGAGAGTAGCGCAGCCGATGTGGAGTAGACAGTGAAACTAACCCAGAAGCAAACAAACTTCGCGCAATGTATCTTTGAGGGATGTTCTCAGCGCGAGGCGTACGGTAAGGCTGGATACTCCACCAATATGCCGGTTGCAGTCGTTGATATCAAAGCTTCCCAACTAGCTGCGACTGATAAGGTTGCGGTAAGGCTAGCCGAACTCCGCAAAAGGGCTGAGGACGCCAGCATCATGTCGGTGGTCGAGCGCAAAGCTCGCCTCTCAGAGATTGCCCGCGCTCGTGTCACAGACTATCAACAGTTAGGGGCAGACGGAGCATATATCAATGTCGGACCCGAGTCACCGAACACGGCAGCAATAGCCGAGATTGTGAGTACCACCAAATACGACGAAAACGGTGGAAGCCCGGCAGTTATAAGCCGGTTGACTCTGCACAATCCAGTCAAGGCTATTGCTGAGCTGAACAAGATGGAACGGATCGGGGCCGAGAGCACGACTATCAACGTGGACAACCGGCGAGTGGTGTTTGTCATCGGCAAGGGATACACGGAGTAGTGAATGATGTGCAGTTGGTCTTCGAGCCCACGTCAGCAGCGCAGGATGGGTTTCTAGCCTCCAAAGCAGACAGAGTGTTGTTCTCTGGCGCGTTCGGTGCTGGTAAGTCCATTGCACTCTGCACCAAGGGACTCAAGCTCTCGCAGGACTACCCTGGCAACTTCGGATTGATTGCCCGTAAAGTCAGAGCCTCGCTCGGGCAGACGACCCTGAAGACGTTTCTGGAGCTGGTGTGTCCCCGCGAACTGATCGCCGACCACAACAAAACCGAGGGGCTTGTCAGACTCACCAATGGGTCAGAGATTCTTTTCGGTGGACTGGACGATTATCTCAAGCTCGGCTCGTTGAACCTCGGCTGGGCCGGCATTGATGAGGCCATAGAGACCATCGAGGACGACTGGAAGATGCTCGAGGGCAGGTTACGCAAGCCCGGGTTCCCGCATCAGATATTTGCCGCTACCAACCCCGGCCCGCCGAGTCATTACCTACACCGCATGTTCATGAGCGAACACCGTGGGGAGGTATATCACGCCTCGGCATTTGACAACAAAGCCCTGCCAGCCGACTACCTCAAGCGGTTGTCAGAGTTCGATGGGACGTACTACGACCGCTATGTTCTCGGCTTATGGAAGGGTCTTGAAGGACTTGTGTACGCCTCATTCAACGAGGCTTGTATCATCCCGAGCTTCGAGATTGATAAATCATGGCTGGTCTATACCGGCCACGACTTCGGGTCCGCCAATCCAGCGGCCATGTTCTACGCTCAGAATCCCGGGACGGGTGAGTTCTTCGCCTTCGCCGAGTACCTTCCAGGCGCGACAGGCCGCAGCATTTATGACCATGTGCAGGAGTTCAAAAAGATTACCGAGGGCTACAACGTAGTTAAACGGGCTGGCGGCAATCACACCACAGAGGGAGAGGTAAGGCAAGGCTACACCGCGCAGGGCTGGCCGATTCTCGAGCCAAGGTACTGCCAGACGCCCAAGTATCAGATTCAAAAGGTGCAGGGACTTCACCGGCTCAACAAGGTGTTTATCTTCAATGATTTGAAGGAATACAAGCGGGAAAAGCTGTCATTCGCCTATGAGAAGAAAGACGGCGTTCTCACTGAGCAGATAGCTCACGAAGAGCGGTTCCATCTGATGTCTGCTGAGAGGGGTATCCTCTCCGACTTCACCCCCGAGACGGTAGTCCGTCGCCCATTAACAGTGTCCTACGGAGCATGAGATGGCAGATACCCTCAAACTGATAACTGACCGCGAATCCGAGCTAGGGGGCTTGTATGCCCGCATGGACAAAGACCGGGACGCGGTACGACTGAAGAAATATGTCCTGACTGGCTTCGACCTGTACAAAGACAAAGAGATACCCCGCACTGTCTCTGTGACGATGAATGAGCCAGCGGTATTTGCGGATGCTATTTCCTCAATTCTCCAGGGGGCCAAGTCACAGACCACAGTCGAGGGTCTGAGTGACAAGGCAAATAAGGTCGTTGAGAACTTCATTAACGACTGTCTCTACACTATCGACCAGCAACTACGCAGACGCCGCATTGCCAGTTTACGAGCGTGGCTATCCGACCAGGTATGCATCCGTGGCCCTATTTGTTCTAGGGTGACATTCAAGGCAAATGGGCTCCCTAACTGTGTGCCCATCGACACTCGCAACTATTCCTTTGTCGATGGGGAATGGGGCTGTAACAGGACGTTCCGCAAACGGTCAGAACTGGCAAAAGAGGACTGGTACGCCGATGCTCGGCTACCTGTGGGTGAGAATATCAAGGTGGAAGTCCGTGACTACTGGGACACCAAGGTTAACGAGATTTGGATTGATAAGGCCAAGGTATTTGACCAGGAGAACGTTTATAGAGTCGTTCCCGACATCCTCAATGTGCCCAGGGCTGGATTCTATATGCAGGATGAGGACTACGAGCAGTATTGGGCTGAGTCTATTTTCTTCCTTGTACGCGACCTTTACCCTGAGTGGAACCGCCTTATGTCCATACAACAGACTAAGGCGTTGGAATGGGTCAAACCTCCATATGCCCATCAGGTCAAAGACCTAACGCAGGCGCAGCCGCAAGATTACCCGCACAAGATTGGCACCAATACTCCCTATGCCGAGGGCGAAGAACCGCATCTGCTACAGACCAACGACGAGACCCGGGCCTTCCAGGGTGCCGAACAAGGGATGTCGAACGCTATCCACAAGGGTAGTGCAAACATCACGGACTTGGCTGATATAGGCGGTATGCGGAATGCGGCGTGGATAACGGGGCAGACCGAAATTAGGAACAAGATTCTTCTCCCCAGAACTGAATGCATACAGTCCTTCTACCAGGACTTCGCATATCTGCTCATCAAAGAGTATCAGGCACACGATTTCGCCGAGTCTCCGAAGCTGGGTCGCAGAGAGAACAAGAACAGCTACAGTGCCTCCGACTTGGGTGACCCTGACACCTGCACCATTGAGTTCAGGATAATGCCTGACAACACCCGCCAGAAGCTCGCCAACTATACCGTGGGCATTGCACTTAGGGGAACACTGTCTGAGGACACGATAATCAGAGACATCTACCAGTGTGACGACCCAGACGGCGAGATTGACAAGCTCCGGGCTGAAGAAGCGCGCAAGTCTAACCCAATTATCTTCTACTACGACATGTCCTACAGTTTGTGCGATGTCGCCAAGAACAAGACCGGGGATGACAAGAAAAGGTTATTGAGGAAGGCCAAGCTGGCCGCCGATAGTATGGTGGATGCCATTAAGAAGCAGAAAATGTCCAGTGTTGACCAACCGGGGACACAGCAGATGCAACTACCGAAAGCAAATGGGCAGGCCATGCTCGCCATGCCGTCTCTTGTAGGAGGTGGCCAGAATGACTAAAGAATTCTCTATCGAAGAGCTTGACCGCATGTACGATGAGGCCATGGCCTGGGTGCCGCCGTCGCAGGCACAACCCGTAGACCGCAGCGCAGCCCTGCAAACTCTACTTCAGAAGGCCAAGGGGCAACCAACACCACAGGGAGGACAACTAGCAGGTGCCTAATCCAAGTGCAATCTTAGACACATACAGCGATTCCACAACGGATATCAAGTCCAAACTGGCTAAAGTCGCCTCTATTCTGGCCGCTCAGAAACAGTACCAGGACACCGGTGTTGAGTCCGCCTTGAACGCGCCCAAGTTCTACACCTCTGAACAGGTCAAGGACTTCGGTATCGATTTACCCGAAGGCTTTAAACTCAAGGTTGAGAAAGACCTTAATACGGGCGCTGACCGAATCACCCAGATATCTCCTGACGGATTCTCCTACAACGATGATGATACCATTACCACTCCCGAGGGCCAGACCTACACCCGCCAGCAAATCGACGACTTGCAAAACCAGAAGTTCT